CCTTAAAAAAAACTCTACGCGTGCGCGTGCGCGATAGGGGGGTCAAATGGCAGTAAAAAAGACAACCAAAGCCACCACCAAAACCACCGCCATAAAGGGCGAAGTTAAGAAGACAAACAAAGAGATAGAACAAGATAGCGAAAGTTTGCAGCAGTTGAAAGAACTTTTGACCGTTTGGGAAAAGATACCCGAAGAAAGACGCGGCGCGCTTTTGAAGCGGGCGCAGCGCGAAGCGGCGGGCGACATCTTAACCGACGAAGCAATCGAAGCAGAACGAAAGACGCTTCAACGGTTCTTTACGGGCATAAAGGACAACCGCAAAAAGAAGTTGATAGCACGCAAAATTGAAGAAGTGGCGTTTCAAGCGGTTATGATACGCGAAGCAAAAGAAAACTTGATTACCGAGGGTTTGCAAAAAGAGGTTGTGAACGGGTCGCAGCATTACCCGAAAGAAAACCCCGCCGTAGGTATCTACGACAAGAATTGTAGGGCGTACCAAAGTAACATCGACAAACTAATCGAGTATCTACCACCGAAAGAAGTAAAGGCAAAGTCGGCGTTAGCAGCATTACGCGACGACTTGTAAAGGTTTTAGAATATGGCAAAGACGGCAGCAGGGGCAGCAGTTAAAAGCCCACCGAAAAACTACATAGCCGAATACTACGCCGAAATCAAAGCGGGACGCGTCCGAGTCGGTAAACACATTAAGGCGATTTATAAAATTTTAGTGGATAACATCGACGCGGGCGTGTATAACTACGACCCGAAGAAAGCGACAAAGGCAATTCGCTTTATAGAAAACTTTTGTCACCATTCCGAGGGACGAAGCGATTTATTAAAACTTGAACTATGGCAAAAAGCCGCCGTCGCCGCGATATTTGGAATTATTGACCCCGCGACGGGCTACCGTCAGTTTCGCGAGGTTTTTTTATTGGTCGCACGAAAGAACGGTAAAACACTTTTCGCCGCGGCTATTATGGCTTATATGGCATACATCGACGGGGAATACGGCGCGAAGTTATATTGCCTTGCCCCGAAGTTAGACCAAGCCGACTTATGCTTTGACGCTTTTTACCAAATCGTACAAGCCGAAAAGGAATTGGACGACATCACGAAGAAGCGGCGGGCAGATATTTATATAAAAGACTTCAACACGACCATAAAAAAGATTGCGTTTAATTCTAAAAAGTCCGACGGTTTCAACCCGCACTTTGTATTAAACGACGAAATGGAAGCATGGAACGGCGACCAAGGTTTGAAGCAATACGAAGTAATGACAAGCGCAATAGGCAGCAGGCGGCAACCCGTAATATTGTCAACATCAACGGCGGGTTACATTAACGACGGCATTTTCGACGAACTTATGCGACGTTCTACCGCGTTTTTGAAAGGGCGCAGCGATGAAAAACGCTTATTGCCGCTTTTATATATCATCGACAACCCCGATTTATGGGACACGCGCGAAGAATTGGAGAAGTCAAACCCGAATTTAGACGTTTCGGTTTCATGGGAATTTTACCAAGAACAAATCGCGATTGCCCGCGCGTCGCTTTCCAAAAAATCGGAGTTTTTGACGAAGTATTGCAACATCAAACAAAATTCGTCGGTTGCGTGGCTTGAATACTCCGACGTAGAAAAGGCGGTATTAAAAGACGGCGCAGGACTGCCGAAAGCAATTAGCCTTGAAGACTTCAAGGGTTGTTATTGTGTGGGCGGTATCGACCTTTCACGCACAACCGACCTTACGGCAGCGGTCGTTATTATCGAACGCGACGACATAAATTATATTTTTGCAAAATTCTTTATGCCGTTAGAACGCTATAAAGTCGCAATCAACGAAGAAAATACACCGTATAACATCTTTGAAGAACGGGGCTTTTTGCAGTTGTCGGGCGATAACGCCGTAGACTATCGCGACGTGTATAATTGGTTCTTTGAGTTGGTAAAGGTTTACAAAATACGCCCGCTTAAAGTTGGCTACGACCGTTATAGCGCGCAGTATTTAGTACAAGACATGAAAGAAAGCGGCTTTCACATGGACGACGTTTACCAAGGTACAAACTTAACGCCTATTCTTCACGCTTTCGAGGGAGAATTAAAAGACGGCAAATATTGCATAGGCGACAACGCCTTGTTGCAATCACACTTACTTAACGTCGCGGTAGACATCAACTTAAACGATAGCCGAATGAAGCCCGTAAAGATTGAAAAGCGCGCCCACATCGACGGCGCGGTCGCAATCTTCGACGCTTTGGCGGTCAAAATGAAATATCACGACGAAATCGGTAGACAATTAAAAAACGCACGAAAGCCCGATAAATAAAGGCTTTGCAGCAGAAAAACGCCCGTAAAAACATTGGTACAATCGGGCGTTTTTATTGTGTAATATGTTGTTAGAATGTGAGAAGAAAGGGGGCGCGACAATTTGGGTTTAATACGTGACTTATTGAATTTAAGACGTTATAAGTACGCGCCTATTTTCGCGTTTCGTGGAGAATACCAAGGGTCAAGCGACCTTTATACGTCCGACGTTGTGGGAAGTATCGCCCACGCAATCGGGCAGAATTTAGGCAAACTTACCCCGCAAGTAATACGCAAAGACGCGCGGGGGCTTACCGTCAAAGACGACTATTTAGCGAAGTTACTTTCGCTTCGTTGGTCGCAGGAAATAACACCGTTCGACGGGCTTTATAAAATGGCTTCGGATTTGGTTTATAAGTCTAACGCTTTCGCGGTTGTATTTTACAACGCAGACTTTACCCGCGTTCAAAGCATTGTACCCGTAACAACTACATCTTTCAGAATTTGGGAAGAAAACGACGTTATCTATTTCCGCTTTGTGTGGGACTACGACGGCAAAGAATACACATTGCCTTATCAAAGCGTCATTCACTTAAAGGCGCGTTACGATAAAAAACGCTTTATCGGAACTTCGCCCGACGCGCAGTTAAAAACAACGCTTGAACTATTAGACACCACGGGCGAAAGTTTAAGGAATACCGTAAACAATTCGGCAAACCTTAAAGGCTATTTGAAGTATAACAACTTCGCAGACGAAGAAGAATTGCGGCAGAAAGTGCGCGACTTCCAAGAAGCGTACATGAGCGCAGCAAACGACGGCGGTATCGCGGGTCTTGATAACTCTATGGAGTTTCACGAAATCACGCAGCACGCGAACGCTATACCAGTTACGCAAAGCGCGTTTCTTCGCGAAAATGTTTATAGATATTACAACATCAACGAAAAGATATTAAACGCAACATACAACGAAAGCGAGTGGAACGCCTTTTACGAAAGCGTCATTGAACCGATAGCGTTACAACTTTCGCTTGAATTTACGTTTAAGTTGCTTTCAGAGCGTGAACGCGGTTTCGGTAACAAAATCATTTTTACCGCAAACCGTTTACAGTACGCCACATTACAAACCCGTATTAACGTCGGTTCACAACTGTTTGACCGCGGTATTATCACAATAAACGAGTATCGCGAACTTATGTATTACGAACCGATAGACGACGGCGACGTGCGCATGGTATCGCTTAACTACGTTAAAGCCGACGAACAAAGCATTTACCAAATCGGCAGCGACGCAGGCAGCAGCGAAGAAGACGCAGGCGGGGACAATCCCGACGCGGCAGCAGGCGCACACAATGAATTAAAAGCAATCGCGTTATATATTCCGACGCAGAAAAGCGAAAGAAAGGGGGTGTAAAACGTGCCAAAGATTTTTAATTGCTTCGAGGTAAAGAACGAAACCGAGAAAACCGCCGATTTATATTTTTACGGCGATATTGTTTCGGATTGGTGGGGCGCATGGCAAGACGAAGACCAATACCCGAACCAAGTAAAAGACTTTCTAACCGCGCAGGCGGGGAAAGACTTAAATATTTACATCAATTCGGGCGGCGGTTCGGTCTTTGCGGGAATTGCGATTTATAATATGTTGCAGCGACACGCGACAAAGAACAAAGTACAAGTCTACGTTGACGGGTTAGCGGGTTCGATAGCGTCGGTAATAGCGTTTGCGGGTAGCGAACCGCCTAAAATTCCGTCTAACGCCTTTATGA